AATCAACAATACATTGACGCTACTCACAACAAAAAAGGCACTATAGGCGATATGATGGACCTGTCTGCTGAATTGAGTGCGAAGAGAGCAGAAAAATCTGGAGGTTTAGATCCAGTAAAAGAAAAGTTCTACGACAATTACAAAAAAGAACGTAAAGGCGCAGAACATCCGAACAGAATTAAAGAAAAAGGTTACAACAGCAAAAATATTAAAATCGATTACGATTAATAAGTGCTTCCGCTAAACCTTAATCCTTCCTCTTCTGTAACTGTAAAACTAAAACTTGCGTCAAAAGTCATTTTATCATTTATTGGCATTCCGTAATTATAAGAGTCTAGTTTAGCTTTTTGTATTTCATATATCATTTTTTTGTCTCCTGAAGCCAATACTAGCTGAAAGTCATACTTTCTGTCATCGCTTAAAACACCTGTTATAAATCCCTCATCAAATCCCGAGACTAAAGAAGAAACTGAAAAAGTTCCTTGAGCTGGGAATTGAGCTTTTCTATTGTAAGCAAAATCATTTCCTAATCCATATGATGAAACTCTAGACAGCGAGACTTGCATGTCTACAGCTTGTATAAAGTGTATCCCAGATAAACGTTGTCCTCCTACTTGCAAATTTTGCAAAGTAACGTTGCTTTGAGGATCTGTAGGATTAATTATCGGGGGATTTCTATCGCTGTTTGTTTGCGGATCAATTTGAAATAAAGACCTTCCGACATTATCGTTATTTCCTCCAGTTAAATTAATAGAGGGCATTTCCATAGAAGTTCCTGTCAAGTGCTCGAAAACCATATTAGAACAAATATAACTAGTAGACACAGAAGGCAATGTTCCTATCCCATAAGACAAACTATAAGAAACAGGAAAACAATTACCGAAAGCCATACAATCAAATCCTGTTAAATCGAAAGGATCTTCGTTAAATTTAATAGAATCAAAAGCATCAATATTCCCAGTTTCAGGAGTGTTAACTACATAAAAGTTTGTCGCTCTTTCAGAAACACCTGAAAACATATTTCCATATGTTGAAGTTCCTAATGCAGCACTTTTAAAGTTGCCATGATTTTCATTTCCAAAAGAAAGTTCTGGTATATAAGTGAAATTCAACTGCACATCAGGCTGTTGTGTCATCTCTTTTAGAGATAAATCTTGAGTGCCTAATTGTTTTAATTCTTGTCTAGGAAAACTAACGGAATAACTAAAATTCTGAACCAGTTTATACAAAACAACATCTAAATTCAATTCAGAAAAAGATGGTCCGTTTTGTACAAATACAGCAGCGTTTGGGCTTTTTATTGATACTCCTCTACTCATTTTATGTTCCTGTTGGAATTACACCCAAAGGGTCTTCTACAAAATCCACTGTCAATGTATTAGAATTGACATAGTTCCAAGTGTGCGTCCATTTCGGACAATAGTAAACTTTTGGTCTGTTGTAAACAGAAGGTATTTGGTGTTCAAATCTTCTGTAACCACCTTTGTTTTCTAAAAAGTGAATCATGCTTTTGGTTTGGGAATCAGAAATATTACCAAAAGTATAATTAATATTAAAAGTAGAGATGTTGTCATTTGTTTTTATCCTTTGTCTAAAAGAGTTCTTATACTGTAAAACATCTGCTTTTATAGTTACATTATTTTGTGTTCCTATATCTGGCTCAAAAAAGAATTTTTGGCTCCACATAGAGGATACTCCTGTAGGACTATTACTTTCTGTAGAGCTATGGTCTCCAGTGCAATAATAAAAATTATCTAATTTATTTTCATTTAAACCAGAATATATAACATTATATTTTTTATAACTTGAACTCGGGGTCCAACCATTAAAATCTAAGTTAGCAAAGCAGCCCATGCCTGACCACTTTAATAAAGTAGGAGCATGATCTACGCTTATGGTCGATGCTACTTCGTAGTGTTGGTTATTAACAAAATTAATAGCATAATTATTACAAAAACCTGTTACTGTTTTATATATATTTGAAGAATCAGGAGTGAAAGGAATATCTTCTACACCCGATTGATTTTCAAAAAATACAGCTAATCTTTGGGCATTAGTTTCATTTACATCATACTTTACATTAAATTGAGCAGTTAAACTATTTACTGAATAAGGAACTAAATTGTAATAAAAATCATCAGTATTATAGCTATGATTAGTAGCTTCGAAGTTAACTTGTGATCCATAAACAGGAGTAAGACCTAGAGCACCAATCGTAGAAGGAACGGTAATTCCAGAGATATTATTGTCTCTATTATAAAATAAACTCTCACTCATTGGCTTCCTATATAGTTAAGTGTTAAACGAACTGCACCATCAGAACTAGATGTCAATTGTTCTGAAACAAGAGAAGCATTTGGTATTGTCAAATTTTGTAGTATATTACCAGCTCTTCCTTTTATAGAAAAAGAAACACTTTTATTTTCTCTTGTATTTAAAAAATCAAAACCGCTTTGTAAAAATATATCGTCTACTTCCATTTGAACTGAAGCAGAATATTGAATTGGATTTATATGTTTAACCTCTGTTGGAGTTTCAGAACCAATACTATAATAAGGTTTCTTATTTACAGTTAAAGAATAATCAAAACCAATAACTCTATTACTTGTGCTATTATCACAGGTTGCAGTTATAGATCCTTGGCTTGGTATGTAAATAGGAGTTTCAAAACCAATTATTGTCCCACTAGCGTTTACACCACTTTTCATTTCATCATAAACAGTAAATGATGTGTTAACTTTAGGAATAGCTCCGACAGCACAATTGACGGAATAAGAAGATAAATATCCATCAGTAAACCCATAAGAAGCATTATTATTATAATTAAAACTTCCTTTCATAACTTCAGATGCGCCTGTAAAATCTAAAATAGGGTCTTCATAAATCAGATTTCTAGAAAAAGAAACCGTTTGATTTGTAGCGCCGCCTACTGTTGTTAAACCACGGATTGATCCTAAAGGAGCTAAAACGTTACTGCTATTGGAATAACCTATATCAAGACTTTCTACCCCCGAAAGCTCTCTCGCTGATGGACTTCCATCCGCTCCTGATATAAAGAAGTGGCAGTCGTAATTTAATGTTGTGTCATACATTATGCTTTAGCTTGTCTTAAAGATCCTCCTAGTCTCTTTTCATCATCAATAACTTGTTTAACAACATCTCTTATTCTACCCGCAAGATTTTGGCTTTCCTCATCTCCATTTCCGTTTTCACTAGATGTTCCATCCGAATTTACAGTAATGTTAATTACAGTTTCTCCTTGGTTATCAGAAACAGAAATTAATTCATCAAGCTTGTTTATAACAGCTCCTCCATCTCCAGCACCACCACCAGAATTCATAGAGGATAAAGCTCCTCTACCTATCTTTTGGGTCGCTGCTGCGTTCATCACAAACTCTCCTCCTGATAACATAGCAGGAACAGTATCTACTCCCGCTGCATAAGGTATAGATCCTCCTGTAGCGCGTCCGACCATAGCTTCGATGTAATTTCCATGAGCATCAAATGGAGCACCCGCAATACCAGCAGAGGCATTGTAATTACCATTAGAACCAGCATTGCTAAAAGTATAAGGTTGCATTCCAACAGGTCGATCTGTAGCGCTCCTACCATGTGATCCTAAATTTGGTGAACCGCCCCCTATATTAGATAAGTCTGCTGTTTTACCGCCATTAAACATGCTATTCAAACCAAAGGATATAGCGAAGGATGCTATAGAACCGAGTAAAGCTTTGTTAGCTTGCTTCTCCTGTTCTCTCATTTGTTTTTCTTTATTTACCTGTTGCACATATAATCCAAATGCTGAACTTTTGCTTGCTTGCTCTTGTGCAAACTGTGGGCTGTTCCTACGGCCAAACATTGTAAGAGCTGCACTTTGAGGCTCTAGCGCAACAGAGGCGAATCCAGCCCCACCAGAAACAGAATCAAAAGCTCCAGTTGTGAAAGATTGAGTCGCAAAATCTAAAAGATTTTTCTTACCCTTCATTGCTCCTTGTCCATAAGTTCCTGGAGTAAACAAACCCCCTCGATTCATCATGGGTATTTGCCCTTCGTTAAGAGATGACATGAAACCTGCTCCATATTTTTGAACAGCCCCTTTTTTCATAACAAACTCTCCACCAGTCAAAAGAGCTGGAACATCATCTCTAGCTCCAGATCCTCCAGTAACTGCACCTCCAGAATTAAACTTAAAACCACCAAAATTTAATAGTCCACCCAAGAATCCTCCTCCTGATCCTGCTCCTTCTCCGATTATACTATTAACAGCCTTTTGCATTAAGGCTTGAGATAAAGTATTGAAGAAATCCCCAGCAGCACTTCTCAACAACCCGCCTAAATCCTCTCCTTTAGCGATAGCGTCTGTCATCGCTCTCCCTATGTTTTGGGCAAATTGAGCTGATGCATCTATTATCTGACCTGAAAATTCTTCTGATTCATCAAGAAGTCTTAAACCCTCAACATCCCCAGCTTTCATCAAGTCAGATCTTTCTTTAAAGTTCCTGTCTGCTAATCCTCCTTTAAACCTAGTAGCTGGATCAGTAGACAACTGCGAGTCTAATAAGTTACCTACTCTAGAATCTCTTAGAGCTTTAGCTCGATCTTGTAGTAAGAATCCAGCGTCAGGTAAACCTTTAATAGCGTCTGTATTTGCTCTTGCTGCTTGAGCTGAAGCTAACGCAGCCTTTGCATTTTCAGTTGTGGCTTGCTGGTTTTGTTGTAGATCTAGTTTTAATTTTTCAATTATATCTGCTCTTCCTCCTTCTTCTAGGCTAGCAAACAACTTTTTGTTTATACCTTTGAATTCGTCAAGGTCTTTAGAATCAAAAAATTCTAATAGTTTCTTTACAGTGTTTATATTGTTATCATCGAAAAAACGCCTAGCTTCAGTGCTTCCTTTTCGCCCATCAGGTAATCCCTGTCTTTCGAATAAGGAACCAAATTGATTAGCCGCTTCATCGCGAGATGATTCAAACAGCTGGCGCTGATTTATTTTATTTGTAACGCGAGCTAACTCTATGTTATCATTAGCATTTTGTAGATCTATTCGCTCTTGTGCGAATCCAGTTTGTAAACCTAAACCTCTATTTGTTATTCTATCTTTGATTTCAGCTTGTTTCCTTAATAAAGGGTCTAAAACTTTATTAGATTGCTTTGTTTCGTTTAAATCCAAGTCAGAAGATTCAGCAAATTCTATTTCTCCTTGTCGCAATCTTTCAGCAGTAATCTTTTTTTCTGCTTCTACTCTGTTTAAGGCTATTCTTAATTGTTCGTTGCTTAATCCTATATCATTTCTTAGTGAAATTAATTGAGATTTCTTTTCTCCAGTATTTTCCTCTAATACTTTATTAGTTTTTCTTA